CGCTGCATCGCCGATGACAGGTCCAGCGCGCCCAGCACGCGGCCTGCAAGATCGGAAACCTCGGCCTCGACGCGGGTCATGACGTCCTCGGCCAGCATCAGATGAAGCCCTTCATATTCTCGGCCGTGAGTGGGCGTTCGCGGTCGTTGGTCTGAACGCCGCTCGCGCCCGATCCGGCCTGTTCGACGCCGTCGAGGGTCAAGCGCACAACGCCGGTGGCGATGTCGCGCAGCGTCTTGATCGCATCCTTGTAATCCGCCTCGATCTTCGGATCGGGCGCATAGGGATGCAGTTTGTAGATCGCGATCGCCTGGGCAAGGTCGGCCAGCAGCGCCGGCGTCTCGCTGATCGGCAATTGATAGCGCCCGGCCAGATAACCGTCGACCGCCGCGTCGGTATCGGCCAGCGCCCGCGCCACAACGTCCGCGTCAATTTCCCCTTCAGGCGGCGAGGCACGATCGGTAAGCCCGATCAGCATTGCCGCGCCAAAGCGGTCGGTGAGCTGGGCGAGCGTGGCGTAGGTCATCAGTCCACGCCGTCCACGGTGACGGTCGACAGCGTCGGATCAGCCATGATCGCCGCGATCTCGGCTTCGCTGAGGTCTGCCAGCGGGATTCGCACAGGCGTGCGGCCGAACGTCCGGCCAGCGCGGCGGCGGCCCTTCTTCGGTCCGGTGACTTCCAGCATCGCGCCCTGGGCGGGGGCGAAGACAAGCTCGGTCCCATCACCCGTCACGTGCGACACCGCTTCCGTCACGGGCGACACCACTTCCTGGAACACGCCGGCCGGGAAAAAAGGACCGGACTCCCCGGCCGGCGCTTCGCCCGTCGCGCCGTCGGAGAGGATGGCGGCGGCGGGTGAAGTCTGGGTTTCGATCTGGGTGGGAGCGGCCGCGATCGCCGCCGCTCCCTGGACGGTGCCGCGCACCGTTTTATTGGCATTCTTCCTGGGCGCTCTTGCCATGGGGTCCTCCTCGGGTCTTGCGGAAAGGGTCGGGTGCGGCCCCTTTCGAAAGACCCGCCAGCATCACGCTGGCGGATATCTATCGGTTGGCTGGACGCCCGTCAGGCGAGCCATGGCACCACGAGCAGCTTGGCCGTGCCTTTGTAGACGTTGGTGGCGCCCGCCGCATTGCGCTCGGCATTGACGATTTCGAGCCCCTGTTCCTCCAGCGAGGGCGGCACGACCAGCGTCTTGCCGCTAAGCCCCAGTGGACGGCCATAATCGCCCTTCATTTCCGCCAGCCCGACGCGACCCGCCTTATAGTGATCCATGTCCAGCGCCTGCTTTGAGCCCCAGGCGAACTGCCAGAAGCCGAAACCGGCATTAGCGCGCGCGTCGCTGCCATAGATGAACTCGTTCTGGTCGAAGACGTTGTCGTCCGTCTCCTTGTCCTTCGCGACGAAGTTGAAATCCTTGCGCTTCTGCAGGATGATCGGCTTGAGCACCCGGCTATCGTCGATCAGGAACCAGGGCGTGCCATTGCCGCCATCGGTATTGGCGATCGACACCGTTTCACCATTGGCGTCGAGCACCGGATGATCGGTGTCGAAATAGGACTGGCCGTCATAGCAGTCGGTGGCAAAGCCATCCTTTAACAGCCCCCAGCACAGCGTGTCCCAATGCGCGCCGATCGACATGCCCATTTCTTCAAACAGCGGGCTATAGACACCGATATTGTCGGTTTCGATGTCGTCACGGTCGACGCCGATCGTCAGCTCCCACTTCTTCTCGGTGATCGAGTAGCTGTGTTCGGCAAGGCTCTGCACCGCGCGCGGCCCGATCCATTCGCGCACATTGGGCATCTTGCCCAGCCAGCCATAATCCTGCTTCTTGGTCGAGGCGGGCACGGTGGTCGCGATATTCGTGTAGAGCGATGACGTCTGGCCCAGGCCCTTCTTGAAGGCCGAGTGAAAGCCGGTGCGGACCGCGTCGAGATTGGCTCTGTTGATGATCATGTCGGAAATTCCCCTTAAGCGAAGGTGATGGCGTCAGAGACGGTCAGGCCGCCGTTCTCACCGACGATCACCAGGTAGAAGGTGTCAGCGCCGGATTCCCCGATATCGAGGTCGACGACGCCGGCGGCGTTGGAGACAAGCTGAAACGCCTTGTCGGCGACCAGCGGAATGGCGAGGCCTTCGGTCCCGACCGCGACGCCGCCATCGGGCGCGGTGGCGGCGATATCCGCCCCCGTGGCGCTGTCCGACAGATAGGCTGTGACCGATCCGCGCACGGCGAGGTTGACGCCCGCCGCGTCCTTGAGCTGCACCGCAACATTGATGGCGTTGGCGGCTTCCGCGCCGATCGTGAAGGCGGGCGTGCCGAGCCCGGCCGAGACGTTGAGATTGGCCCGCGCGGTTGCGGCACTGCCCACATCGTCCAGATTGTTGGCGGCGAGCAGCGCAGCTCCTGGCGCATTAAGGATACCGCCGCCGAGCGCCACCCAGACGCCCTGGGCGTCAACGCCCATGATCCGCCCGGCGATCGAGCGCGTGCTGTCGCCGCTGGTCTTGGCTACCACTTCGTCATCGACGATGTAGCAGTTGTTGCCGATATCGGCCTTGGTGATCGCATCACCCGCCGCCGAATTGCCATAGCGAAAGACGCCCCGCTTGACGCGGACCGTCTCGGCCCCGTTCGCTCCGGTCGAATTGTCGACATGCTCCTCTGCGCGACCGACGGCACGAAGGCCGGTAGCGGCGAGGCCCGGCTTGGCCCAGCCATTGCTGTCGATCACTACCAGCGAACCGGCAAAAATCGTCACGGCGGCCAGTACCGGGAAGGCTTCGACCTTGCCCTGCGCCTCGGCCGTGTTCCTGTCCTTGTCCAACATCAGAGAAGCTCCTCGTCATCGCCCGCCTCAGCGGCGCGGGTTTTCTTGTATTCCTCCGGGTCAACACCCATCAGCGCGATCACCTGGCGATCGGCGTCCGAAAGGCCGCCGTCCTTGCCATTGCCCTCAGGCGCAGTGGCCGAGGTGCGCCCGCCCTTGCCGCCGATCGCAGGCATCGCCTTGATCAGCTTCTCGGCGCGGGTGGCGTCCTCCATATGCATGGCGACATATTCGTCGCGCATCGGCTTCACGCCCACGCGTCCCTCGGCGATGGCCGCGTCGACAAAGGTCTCAGCGGCCTTTTTTGCGGTGTTTTCGGTAAGGGCGTTAAGTTTGGTGGTGACGTCGGCCAGCTCGGCCTGCAGGGCGACGACGACCTTGTTGTCCGCAGCGCCTGCCTTCGCTGACGCCAGCTGCTGCACGCCTGCCAGCACGGTGGCCGCGTCGGCATCGATGGCGAGGCCTGCGGCTTGCGCGATGGGCGAAAGCGCGGCCTGCAGCGCGGCCTCGGGCACGTCGCCAGCCATTTTCTTCTTGACCGCCGCGACGATCGCATCGTCATCGGCCGCCGCATCGAGGCCCAGCGCCTCGATCAGCATTTCCTTCAAATTCATGTGATTGTCCTCCTGGTGAAGCGCGGTGAGTCCCGAAAGGTTTGGCTTGTTGACCAGCCCGGCGCGCAGGATGGCGGTGATCGTGCCATCCTTCCGGTGCGCGATGGCTGGGGAAATTCCGCGATAGCTGCCGTCCGCGACCATGCGGCGGCCCTCGCCGGTCCATTCGACCCGGCCCCAGATGCCGTCGCTACGCTGCTGCAGCTCTACAACCCACCCGCGCGCCGGAGCGCTAAGGCCCTTCGGTGCCGCCAGATCGGTGGAATGATTTTCGTCGATGACCAGCTTTTCGCCGGCCTTCAGGCTCGCCGCCATCAGGGCAACGGCGTCGGCCACCCGATAGGGACCGCGACCGTCATGCGTCCGCACGATCCCGGACGGCAGCAGATGCACCCATTCAGGCGCGTCGTCGCCGGCCGTCAGATCGACGGCCGCGCAGAGCGAAATCAGAGCATGGGAGGTCCCCCCTTGGGAAGCGGCTGGCTTGTGCATGAAGCCGGTATGGGAGAGGGGAAGCGGGAAAAACATGCCCGCCTAGGCGGGCTAGAGCGTGGGACACGGCCTCCGGATGCTCCCTTGATGCCATTCCGCCCGCGCCAATGCAACGGCAGCGATTGCCGTTGCATGGATCAGGCAGCGCGGCGGGCGTCAGGCCAGCTCGTCCCCCAAGGCGTCCTCGACAATATCGATGATGGTGCGCTCGTCCTTTTCGGACAGGCCGATAAAGGCGCGGGCCGGGATATTGCCCCATGGAATGGGGCGGCCGTGGCGATCACTGCCGAATTCTCCCTTCTTCGCGCCGAAGTGCATGACCGCCGCCTGTATGAGCGCCGACCCGACCTCCAGCCCGTCGCGCCAGGCGCGGCCGGAGATCTCCGATGACAGCCGCCGTGTCGGCCCGAATAGCGGGCGGGGATCGGCCTTGTCGCCCCGGCTACGATAGGCGTCGAGCGTCGTCTGGCTCTTGGGTGCCCATGCCGCGCCATCGGGCGACTGGCCCGCCTTGAACCTGTCCTTGGTCGAGACAATCAGATATTCGCGGATCTCTTCCATCACCGGCTTCATGTTGTCCATGCGCCGGGCGAGCGCCGCGAGTTTCACCTCCAGCTCGCGGAACTCAAGCTCCATCTGGATCATTGGCCCGCCTTCCTGATCCGATCGGCGAGGCCCGTGGGCAGATCGTCCAGGAACGCCCCGGCCAGCCCCGTATCCCAACCCTTGACCTTGTCCGCCATCACCTGGACCGTTTGCGATGCGCTCGCGCCGGGCGGATAGTCCCAGCCCTTGCCAGGCGCTTTGCGCCAGTCGGGCGGCAGCGGCTTTTCAGGATCGCCGCCGACGCGCTGCGCGCCTTTCTCGCTGCGCGCTCCGACGATGTAGCAACTGCAACCCCAGCCATTGGGCGGCGATATCGTCTGCCAGACAGGATCGTCGGGTGGCAGGGTGAGACCGTCGAGCGCCAGATGCTCCAGACGCGGCTCCTGCGATCCGCCATGACGATAAACCCAGAGCGCAAAATCACTCTCCTCGAGCTGCGCCACACGGCCAGCGGCGTAACTGGTCGCGGCGTTGGTGCGGTAGATGGTGCGCGTGCGCCATGCCTCACCCGCCTTCGTGCCTTCACCTGTCCAGCCATGCCAACCACGCTTTTCGACAATGCCGCGAAAATCGCGCCGGAACGTCTCCAGCGTCTGGCCTTCGCCAATCGCGCGATCGACGGCGGCTGCAAGGTCGGACAAGAGGTCCGCCTTCATCGCGCCGGCCACCATGAACGCGCTGTCATGCGCCTCGCGCCGGATATCGTCCCAACGCGCGGTCGGCACCAGGCGCTTCAGCTTGCTCCGGAAAAAGGCGAGTTGCTCGGAGAAGGGCTTCCGAAAGACCGCAGAGACGGTTCTTACCGGCTCCTTATCACCCGCGCCGCTCGGCCCGGCCTTAGTCGGCACTGTCGTCTTCCAGTTCCGAACGCCCAGCCGCATGCGCCGCCGTCAGGCCCAGCGCGATCTTTTCGGCCATGCCGGCCGCATCGAGCGCGGGAAAGGCGGTCATAAGCATCACCTTGAACTCGTCCAGGTCACCGGCCGCCGCGAGCATCGCCTCAATCTTGCCCATCCATGCGGCCATGTCCGGCGCGGTGTCACGCGCGATCGCGTCGCCGATCGCTTCGGCGGCAGGGATGGGTTGCGTCTTTGCGGCCTGCTGCTGCAGGGCGGGCGGGATCTGTTGCAGCGGGTTTGGGACCGAAGGCGCGAGTATCTCTGCACCCTCTTCCGGTTCGGCGAAACCGAAACGATCACGCACCTCGCTCGCCTGAACCTTGAGGCCGATCGGCACCAGCTTGGAGAGCGATTCCGCTAACAGGCCAAGGTCCTCGCTGCTCGGCCGGGCGATGCGAATACGCGGATAGCGCCGCTGAGGTCCAAACTCCAGATCGATCCACGACCGCACCAGGTCGCGGTTGATCACTGCGGCCAGCGACTTGCAGTCGGCGGTTTCGATATCCTCCTGCACTTGCCGATGCTCCTGGGCGACGGCATGGCCGCCCGACACCGCGTCCGTCGTCGTGGTCTGACCCAGCACTGCCTTGCTGACCTGCCGGTCGTACCAGTCCGCGCGCTTTTCATAGAGGTCGCTGCCCGCCGTCACATTCTTCGACTCGACGAATTCGATCTCCATCGCTTGGGGCACAATCGCTGCACAATCGCCCGCGATATTGGCGACTGCGCGGAACAGCGTCGCCTTGTCCTCCTCGCTCGCGCCGGAATGATAGCGTCCGATACGGACCGGCTGCCCATAGGTCTGAACGAAGATCGCCCAGTCCCGCAGCGTATAGGCCTTGAACATATAGGCCCAGACGGCAAGCCGGGCGAGGCCGGAGCGCACAGGCAGACCGGACTTGGCGCGCACGCGGTGCTGGATGAACTTGAAACCGGGCAGCGGCGCGTCCAGGCCTGAGCCTGGGCTATCGCCGGTGAAAAGGCCGCCGCGCAGCAGCGGTGTCGTCCCGTCGACCCGGTCGAAGGTGAACCAGCGGGGATCGCGCCATTCCAGGCGCTCGGGCCGCCACTGCCCCATGCTGGTGTCCCAGATGATCTCGGTAAAGCTGACGCCCTTGCCGACCGCGTCCAATATATCGAAGATTTCGTCCGTGAGTTCATCGCGGGTCAGCCAGTCGCGGATCATGTCCGCCTTCTCAACGTCGGCGGCATCGTCGCTTGCGGACTCCACCGTAATAT